ACTGTTAAAACACGATTTAATACTTTAAATCCATTATTATCATTCATATCAACCTGGAAAAAATTTAAGACTACCATGCTTACTAATACACAAACTAAAATAAATATAATTGTAGGAAATATTGCCCTAAATTTAGAAAATGCCATTATAAATTACATAAATATTTAATTTTTATTTGCACACTATTTAATTTATTTACTCTTCATCATTATAATGAATATTTTTTCTTTCACCTCTACATAAAAATCTCGTATAATGTCTACAAATACAATTACAAGGTGTTTCTTGTGTTCCATGAAAATCTGTATCAATCCACGGTTGTAATACTTTTGGTTTTAATATTTGGTGTCGTTTACAACACTGGCATGCTTTTAGTCTTGAAAACACATCATTTTTGTCCATAATTCTATTTTTATAAAAGAATTTATGATTTTCCATTGCTACACCTATTTTACTATGAAGAGCAAATGTTACCATTTCTTTAATATGTAAAACACTATTACATATATATTTTCTTGCATAATAATTAATTATTAGTGCAGCATCATGATGATTAAACTCCCAAATATAATCAATTAATTCTTCAGGAAGTTTATCAAAATAAGTATCTTTGAATGAAAGCATCTCACTACTTTGCTTTGTGTTCATATTTTTATTATTTTTGTTAAATATAATCAATTTTTATTTGTATTTATTGAAAAATTGAAAAAATTATATTTTTATTATATTAACAATAAAAATGGAACATCAAGATTGGAAATCCATTACATTTAATAATGTATCTGATAACAAAAAGCGTGAACAAGCAAAAAAAAATCATAGTAATAAAACATCTAATCCAGAAGAGGTAAAACTAGAGCAACAAAAAAATTTAGGACAATTAATAGCGCAAGCAAGAAATGGAAAAAATTTAAACCAAAAGCAATTTGCTGCTCAAGTCGGTGTATCCTCCCAAATATTAGGTAGGTGGGAATCAAATAAGGAAGTTTTAACAAATGCTCAAATTGCATCAATTGAGAAAATAACTGGAGTAAAGCTTCCAAGAAATAAAAAAGTGGCTGCAAAACAAGAAAATTTAGATTAAATCTTATAATGTATTTGATAATAAATATTTTCAGAGTTAAATTCTTCATATATTTTATTTATTTTTATTTATTAATCAAATTAACTCTGTTAATTCATAACCTTTATTAGTTTTTACTTTTTTTAATTGTTTATTTTCTTTATGAATTTTTTGATGACATTCAAAACATAAGCTCATCAGATTTGCTTTTTTATTTTTATGAAATTCATTATTTATAATTCCTTTTTTATCTGCATTTTCTTGAAATTGCAGGTGATGTGTATCACAACTAGGATTCTCTCTACACATTTCACAAATTTTTGATTTTATTTTTTTTGAATTATAATTTGTTTCTTTACTATCCATTACCGAATCATTATTTTCATTATATTTATTTCTAATACTATAACATCTCTCTATAAATTCATTATCTAAATCTAAACTTTGTGCAACTTGAATTCCATACATCATCTCTCCTGAACCATCTTTTAATTTTCTATCATAAATTAATTTATTTGTTTTTTTATCAAATATAACACTCATATGATTTATTTTTAATTTTTTTAAATTTTTTATTTCATCATATTTTAATAATTCATGATAATGTGTTGCAAATATAGAACTTACTTCATTATTATGTAATCTCTCCAAACTTGCCGTAAAAATACTTAATCCTGAAACCGATTCTGTTCCACTACATAATTCATCTCCTAAAACAACACTATTTTTATCAGAATATTTCAAAATATTTCTTAATTCACTCATTTCAAGTGCAAATGTTGAGAGACCTTTAAATATATTATCAGTATTAAGAATACGTGTAAATAAACTATTATATGGAAAATATTTAAAACTTGTACATGGTACATAATTTCCACTTTGAGCTAATATTATATTAATTCCAATTGATTTGATGAGAGAACTCTTACCAACTGCATTTGTTCCATATATGAGAGAACAATTATAATTTGAACCTAATTCTATATTATTACTTACATATAATTCATTTTGATTTAGTTGTTCTATTAATGGATGTCTCATTTTTTCAGCATCAAAATAAGATTTACCATCATTTAGATCTTCAATAATTGGTTGTGTATAATTAAATTTATAAGCATTATATGCTCTATTATGGGCTGTGTCTATCAACCCAATAAATTGAGAGATTATAGATAATTTGGATTTGTTATTGAAAATTATAAATTCTCTCAAAATATTATTATAAACTTGATTAATTTTACTAATTAAATGTTCTTTATCATTTTGAATACCTTGTGCCATTTTTTTTATTTCAGGGGATGTTATAATCATATTTGTTTTATTAGAACCATGTTCTATGTATTCTAATTTTGATAAATCTAATGTATAAATTTCTTCTTTTCTGCTGAATTTTGAGAGATATGTTATATTTACTTGATTTTCTTCCTTTTTTAAACATTCTTGTAAAATTATTACTCTTCGTTTTGTTCCTAACAAAAAAGAATCTGATTTGCTGGTTTCATGAATTTTAATATATTCACCTTCTTTATTTTTTTCATATTTTTTCAATATGTTGGAGAGATATACACGAATTGCTTCAAAAACTTCTTTAGAATCCATACTTTCTCTCAAATATTTATTCAAATCTTTATCATAATTTTTATTTATAAAATCTAAGTCTTCTATATTATAATTTCCCAGTTTATCCATCACAATATTATTAATTCTCTCCACATTAAATTTATAATCTACAAAATTACGAACTTCATCACAAATAATATCTATTTTAGAATTTATAAACGATGAAATATATTCGTATAATTTTAAATTATCGGAAGCTTGAGAAATTTTTTGAAATAATATTTTGATTTTGGAGAGATTGTAATATAACATATAGAAATCTCTTGGTTCTAATTTATTCATAATTAATTTTCTCTCAATTCTTTCAATATCTCTTATATTATTTAATTCTTCTCTAATTACATTATAAAATTCTGTTTCTAATAAATGTTCTGTTATATTATAATATTTATTCAAATCTTTAATATTACTAATCGGATGTAACAATTCATAATTGAATTTTCTTTTACCAATTGAAGTAATACAATTATTTAACATACATCCTACAGAAGATAATTTACCACTAAAATTATTATCACTAATTATATTCAATTGTTGGAGAGAATGATTAGCAAGTATTAATTTTTCGCTATGATTTTGAAAATCAGGTAGAGAGATGTCTTTAATTAAATTGGGATTATGTTTTTCAACAAAATCTAATAAAAAACAGAGAGATTGATTCGCAATTGGATATTCATAGAATTCACATTTCTCTCGAAAACTACCAATACCATACAATTTATCTATCAAACATTCCTGATATTTTTGTTTTTCACAATTAAAAGCTATCTTAACTAAATCATTCTTATCTTGTTTTTCCAATACAATTTTATGAATTTTACTTGATTTTAAATTTATATAATTTATTACATTATCTATATATTCTCTCTCATCATTATTTGTAATAATAATTGCTTCTGATGGATTATGAACTGATATATATTTTTCTAAATTATCATATACAATTGGATTATTATTATAAGGAATAGTATATTCAAAATTTATTAATTTTCCAGTTAAAATATCAATTATAGATAATCCAATAGTTAATAAAGGTTGTTTTATTACACTATTTGCTTTTGAAACATTCAGCCAAATACAAATAGTATTATTACTTAAATTATCAGAATCCTCATTAAAATGCATACCAGGTGAATATATACATGCTAAATCTCTCTCCGCATTTTTTGCTTGAACATTTTGAGTAATAACAGGAATTGTATAACCATGTTCTAATAATCGTTTTACATATTTTTCTAATTGTCCTAATCCAAATCCAGCCATTACAACTTTTTTGTCTCCAACACAAGTATTTTTTCGAGCAATAGACATATCACAAATACGAGAGAATTCTTCAATACTAGAACCAATATATGAACCATCTGATTCAACTATAGCATAACATTCAAAAAAAGAACCAACTTGTATAAGAATTATGGTTTTCTCTCCATGTGATAGTTTATATTTTTTAGTATCTTCAAAATATTTTGAAATTAAAGACATCTATAGTAAAATATATTTATAGTTTTAAATATATTTTAAATAATATTATCGTTTTGGACCACCTCCACCCGCTCCTCGAACTCTACTGCGTGCACTATTTACAAAATTTTGATCAACAGATTTATAACTAATATTTGTATTATTATCTGGAACTCGGAGAGAACTACTACCAATTGTAGATAAACGCAATCTTTGTAAACGTAAATCAGAACTATTATTATTTAATGGTTTTGGTACAATACCACTTGCAGTTGATGGTCTTCCTTGTGCTGAATTATTTGCTGGTAAATTAGATGATTCATGTGATAAATGAATATTTTGAGAGAATGCTCGTCTTCCAAGCATGAATCCATTACCTGAATCTGAATAACCAAATTTTTTAGGCATAGATTTATCAAATATTGCTGCTTCCTCTTCAGGAATTGGTCTTTCTGGATAAGTATATCCAATAACTGCATAACCACCAACACTAAAAATACTACTTGAATCTTCTATATTTGTCCAATTAATACCATTATCATTTGAATATGCTATACTATTACCTCCACTACTTGAACCAACCGCCACCCATCTACTTCCATTCCAAGCAATATTATTTCCACCTACACTAAATACACTAGATGAATTATTAGCATTATTCCAAGTAACTCCATTATCTGAATAAATAATTGGATGAGTCGGTCCATATCCAACAATAATAAGTCTATTTCCATTATAACTTATTTTTGCAGGTGCTGTCATATTAGATGTTCCTAATCCAGTCCAATTAATACCATTATCAAATGAATAAGCAATAGTATTTGTTCCTTGTCCTACAACAACCCAATATGTTCCATTAGAGGCAACTCCATTAGCAAATGTAGAAAAAATAGAAGTGCTATTTGTAACTGCTGTCCAAGTAATACCATCATTAGAATATAAAATAGAATTAGTTCCCCATCCTACAGCAACAAATCTACTTCCATTCCACTCAACACCATATCCTTTATTAGAAAACAAAGAAGTACTATTAGTTACAGCAGTCCAACTTATTTCATCACTTGAATATGCTATGGTATTATTTCCTTCACCAACTGCAACCCATCTTGAATATAAAGAACTATATGCAAAATCTCTCACATCAGTAAATAAATTATTTGAGTTAGCAACTACATTCCAATTTAAACCATCACTTGAATAAGCTAATGAAGATGTTCCATTTCCTCCTGCTACTAGTCTTGAACCATTCCAACCTAAAGCGAAACCTTTTGTAAAAAAATCTAAATTTTGTGCTTTCCAAGTTAAACCATTATCATCTGAATATGCCATAGTATTTGTTCCTTCGCCCAAAGCAATAGTTCCATTATTAACTAATTCTACACTAAAATTAGAATTAGCACCAACTCCTAAAAAATTAAAAACTTTTTCATCTTCTACTACTTCTATCCATGTTAACCCATTGTCTATTGATCGTTTAATTTTAGGATCAAGAGCACCTAGAGCAATCCATATATCACCACCAGCCCAACAAACTCCTCTTCCAAAAGAACCAAATACTTGATCATTAACTTCAACCCAAGAACTAGAATTAGTTGGATTATCAGAATAAGCAATTCTATTACTACTGGTAGTATTATTAGCACCAACAGCAATCCAACGACTTCCATTTGTAGCAATTCTCCATGGTCCATCTCTTAATACACCAATTCCTAATCCTTCCCAATTAATTCCATCATATGAATATGCTAAAGTATTTAATGTAGAAGGAAAACTAAATGTTCCTCCTGCTACAAATAATGTTCCATAAGAGGTTACATCTCTCCCCATAGCAAAAATACTACGAGAACCACCTCCTGAATTGTAACTTACATCAAACCAAGTAACTCCATTATCAGTTGAACACGCCATTACATATGCAGATGCATCATCACTTTTACCAACAGCAACCCAAGTTGTTCCTACACAATCAACACCATATCCAAAATCAGAAAATATAGTTTTATTTGTAACACCAGTCCAACTATATCCATCATCAGAATAAGCAATAGAATGAGTTCCTTCACCAACAATAACCCATCTAGAATCATTACAAGCAATAGCACGAGCATTTGAAAACTGAGCAGTAGTCCAAGATATATCTGTAATTGAATAATTAGCACCATCAGTTGAATAAGCAATAGTATTTGTTCCTTGACCTACTGCAATCCATCTGTTAAATGCTTTATTATATAAAACATCATAACCTCTGGTTGAAAATAAATTTTTAGTAGTTCCTCCATTATAAAGTGCAGGTGTCCATGAAACACCACTATTATCTGAATATGCAATACTATTATATCCATCATCCATAGAACCAGTTCCACCTGATGGTCTTCCTACGGCAACAATTCTAGTCATTATGTTTATTAAAATAATATAATATTTAAATAAACAAATTTATCTTTTTATTCTAAAACCTCCACCACCACGAACTCTACTCAAAGCACTATTAACATAATTTTGATCTGCAGTACCTAAAGTTATTTCTTCATTTTCATTATTAACTTTTAATGAGCCTACTCCTGTGGTTGTTAATCTTAGTCGTTGTGTTCTTAAACCAGAATCATTATTATTTATTGGTTTTCCAAAAACATTACTACTTTGTAATCCTTGAACTGAAGTATAATCAACATTTTTTCCAGAATTTTCTACTTTATGACTTTCATCTATTTTTTTTAAAAAGGCTTTTCTACCTAAAAAAAATGTTGTTTGTGAATCAGATACACCTATTTTTGTGGGCATTGAAACACCTGTAGCAAAATAAGGAACTGGTGGAACTGGCGGAGGTGTAAATTTACGTGCAAAACTATGTATTGTTCTTCCTACACCAGTAAAAAGTTCATTTACAGATATTCCACTTGAGAAATAAATACCATTATCTAAAGAAATTGCAGATGAATAAAGTCCTAATGTATCACCACCCATAATTAAAACATTATCATAACTTAAAAATCCTCTAGGTTTAACAAAATAAGCACCTGAACCTGGATTTTGAAAAAAAGTCCAATTTAATCCATTATATGAATAAGCTAGTTTAATACTGCTACCTGTTCCACCTATCCAAAATCTATTACCGTCCCAATGGCTTCCATATATTTCAGAAAACGTATCAATAACAGAATCAGTAACTTTACTCCAAGTTTGACCATTATTATCTGAATATCCTAATAACATAAAATCTCCAGTACTTGTTCCAAAACCTCCAGCAATCCATCTTGAGCCATTTGTAGAAACTGTATTTCCTCTATTTGTAAATAATGTATCTGTATTACTACCATCATCCATTAGTGAATGTGTCCATGTTTCAGCATTATCACTAGAATATGCTATCATATGATTATTACCTTTACCAACAGCAACCCAATTATTTCCAAAACAAGCAACTCCATTCGCTTCTGTTGTAAAAATATCAGATCTTGAATTTGCAATATTTTGCCAACCAGTTCTACCATTATCAGAAAATATAATAGATCTATTTTTACTATTGTTGCCTTTACCTACAACAACCCATCTATTACCATTTGTTGCTACTCCTTTACCTTGAATTAATCTTTGTGTAGTTATTTCCGTCCAATTTTTACCATCTTCAGAATGAAATGCCCAGTTACCACCTTGTCCTACAGCCAACCAATGATCTTGAGTTTCACTATAAGCAACATCGTAATATCTGTTAGTAAATATCATACCTAAACCATTCCATGTAACTCCACTATTATCTGAATATATCATTGTATTATCTTGACCTTTACCACCTGCTACTATTATACTAGTCATTATTAAACTATATTAAAATATATTAATATTTTAAAATAGATTATTTTATGTATTTACATAGCAGATTTTGGTATTGAATCAGGTTTAGGTACAAATGCAGCTCCACCTCCTCTAACTCTTGTTTTTGCATTATTTACTACATTTTTATGATCTTCTGGTTTATAAGAAACTTTATCACTAGAATCTTTTAATCTTGCTGAACCACCACCAACTGCAGATAGACGTAGTCTTTGTATTCGTAAATCAGATGCTTTGTTTGGTAAAGGTCGAGGATTATTACCAGATTCAGTTCCTAGACGATCAGTTTTAACACTATTAGTTGAACTATTATTATTACCTAAATTTTCAATTTTATGTGATTGATAAGTATTATTGAAGAAAGCTCTTCTTCCTAAAATAAAACTATTTCCACCATCTGCAACACTAAATTTTTGTGGCATATTTCTAGAGACAGTAACCGTTGACGACATTTATATTAGATTATAGTTATATTTTAATATTTAAAATATAATTATATTAAAATCTCATTTTCATTCTATAGGGAGCAGGTTTATTTTGTGGTGGTGGAGGAGGTAATGGTTTTGGTGGAGTAGAACTTACTGGCACTACAACTTCCATTTTAATAGGATGTTCTTTATCAACTCTTTCTAATGGTTCAGCACCTACATCATCAGCATATACTTTCATATATGGAGGAAATTCTTCTTTTAAATCTTCTTCAAGTTCTGGTTCAGGTTCTGGCTCAACAACTGGTTCAGTTGGAGTCTCAACAACTGGCTCTGGTTCGGGCTCAGGTGGAGTCTCGACAACTGGTTCAGGTTCGGGCTCAGGTTCAGGCTCAACAACTGGCTCTGGTTCTGGCTCAGGTGAAGACTCAACAACTGGCTCTGGTTCGGGCTCAGGTTCAGGCTCAACAACTGGCTCTGGTTCTGGCTCAGGTGAAGACTCAACAACTGGCTCTGGTTCGGGCTCAGGTTCAGGCTCAACAACTGGCTCTGGTTCTGGCTCAGGTGGAGTCTCAACAACTGGCTCTGGTTCTGGCTCAACAACTGGCTCTGGTTCGGGCTCAGGTGGAGTCTCAACAACTGGCTCTGGTTCGGGCTCAGGTGGAGGCTCAACAACTGGCTCTGGTTCTGGCTCTGGTTCGGGCTCAGGCGGAGACTCAACAACTGGCTCTGGTTCGGGCTCAGGTGGAGACTCAACAACTGGTTCATTAACATTACTATCTTGAATAGATATATTATCTAAATCAACTCCAATCATTTTTTAAATATAATAATAAAATATTTTATTATTTAAAATAATTCGAATTTATATATTATGTTCAAAACTATTATTATGTGAATGTTCATGATTATGTTCATATGAATCTTCATGTGTATGTTCATGCGAATGATTATGTGAATCTTTATAAAAGTTATTATCAAGATAATTATGAAGAAGAACATTTAGTTCTTCTCTAAATCTTTTTTCATCTTCATCTGTTAAATTTAATTCTTCATTATTTATTAAATCTTCTATAATTTGGTTGCAAGCAGAAACCCAATTACCTCTTTTTAAAAATTTATCCCATTTTAGTATATTTATTCTTCTAGGCAATTTATTTAAAGGTAAATTACTTTTATTTATATTATTATGAGCATTAATCCAATCATTTTTAAAATAAAGTTTAAAGAATTCAGGAGCGTCTTTATAATTTAAATCAATAATTTGATCAAAATCTTTGGGTAAAATAGGTCTAGAACAACAATTACATATTAAATTTTTTTCATCATTATTAATTATATTAATTGTTAATTGTACTTTGTCTTGATTAATCATTATTAAAATAAAATGAAAAGATTTTAACTAGTTTTAATAATAATATTTATTTAAAATATAGTTTATATCATTATTATCACTATAAATATCATATTCATACATATTTTTTAAGTCATTAACATATTTTGTAATATCAATAGAATGATGAGTATTTAATTTAAATAAATAATTTGAGATATCTAAATTAGCAACTTTATTATTTTTTAAATTTTCTATATAACTTAAATGACTTTTTATATTAAATCTGGCATCTCCAGGTTTTTTACCTCCAATACCTCTACTAGTTTTAGGTTGAGATTTTAATTGTTTATCAGGTTCAATTAAAATTCCTAAATTAATAGAATTATCTGTTGTAATTAAATTTAATAAATTAGTATCAATATAATTATTAGAAATATCAAATTGTGTAAAATCTATAGTTCCAGTATAATTATCTAATAAAGCGATATTAATATCAGACATATTATTTATTATAAATATAATAATAAATAATAAAAAAATTAAGAGCGTATTTTTTTTAATACAGATTGTGATTGTGAATTATTTGCACCACCATAAGTTATATCATTATAATTTTTATTAACAGCCATTAATTTTTTAAAGCGTGTATAATCAGAACCATCGTGAACAAATCTAGGATTACCAGAATAACTAGCACCTCCATTTCTTGAAACTCCATCTCCTAAACCTTGAAGTCTTGATAAATTATTACCACCAACTTGGTTAGGTGCTTGTCCATATTTAGGATTAGTAGCACCATATCCATTAGTAGTAACATCACCAGCATTGTAAGCTGTTCTAAATGGACCTAAAATATTAGTTGAATAAAGTGCAGGTGAAGCACCGAGACCATCATTATATAAATTACCAAAAGCTTTTGCTAAATATTTTCGTGAAGTTGAGCGTTCATTACCGCCATCCATAACTCCAAATAAAAGTGGTTGAGCACCTTTTTTTCCTCCTCCTAAAGTAGTTTGATCAAATGACATAACTAATTAATATAATAATATATTATATTTAAAAAAAAATTTTAAATTAAATTAAATTAAATTTACTGACAGATTAATCGAGGAGCAATATTCATTGTAAGTAATTCTTGAAACATTAATTTACAAGCATATGGAATTTCTACATATTTAAAATCTGTTCTATTTTCACAAGTATTACAAATATGAATTTGTTGATTTTTATTATATGCAGCAATTAGACCACATTTATTACAAATATGAACACTATAAGAATCAGATGCATCATAAAGTCTTCCTTTTGTAAAACGAGATGCACCATGAGAAATCATACAATCACGTTCCATTTCTCCAAAGCGAAGACCACCATCTCGTGCTCTACCTTCAGCTGGTTGTCTAGTAAGATTAACCATAGGTCCAATAGATCTACTATGTTGTTTATCATTTACCATATGTTTAAGACGCTGATAAAATGCTGGTCCAATAAATATACTACTGGGCATTTGTTCTCCACTCAGAGCATTATACATGACTTCATTACCATTAGATTCATAACCAAGTTTTTGTAATTCTTTTGTAATATCTGAAATTTTAAATTTACTAAAACTAGTTCCATCACCAAAAAGTCCTAATTGAACTAATACTTTACCTAAAAGGGTTTCTTTAAGTTGAGCAATAGTCATACGACTAGGAATAGCATGAGGATTAATAATAATATCGGGTTTCAATCCATCTGCAGTAAATGGCATATCTTGTTCAGGTATAATATTACCAATAGTGCCTTTTTGTCCATGTCTTGAAGAATTACCAGTCCATACTGGCGGCGAATAAATATCTTCTTTATAATAAAATAGATGAGTATCTGGAACTTCAATACAACCTACTTTTCCTGTATATGATAAATAAGTTTCTTCTTGAATATTTTGTTGATGCACGTGTCCATGATTTACTTCTGGATTATTTTTAGTTTTAACAATACGAATAGAATAATTATCATAATTAGATTTTATAATTCTTTCACCGATTAATGTTTCGTGACCTGCTTCTTTTGTATTATACAATTTAATTGTTCCAGACCACCCACAATGTAGTGCTAATTGTTGGATTTGATTAGCTAATTTAAAACTAGATGTATAATAACCACAAGAACCTTGTTTATTATAACTACCATCACCTTGCATTAATGAATTCATTAATATTATAGATTGTCGTTGAGATAATTCCCAAACAAATTTAGGTAAATATTTATTAGATGCTCCAACAGATAATATTTTAAAATAATCAATTAATTCTTTATATGTATTACCTATTAATACTCTATCTTTTGTAATATTATAATGAATATTCAATTTATTTAATACATTTTCAATAAAATCTCTTTTTCTTTTTTTAATCATAGCAATATTAATTCTTGTATATTTTTTACCTTTTTCAACCCATCCATCTGATATGAATGAACCTAATAACATAAGGAAATAATCCATATTATATTTTTCTTTATCTAAAACAAAATTTTCTATATCTTTATTTATATTTAAAGCATCTTTTTTATATCTTATTCTTTTACCAAATGCATTTTTTGCTTCAATAAATTCAAAATCTTTATGATGTCTTTTTTTAATATATAATTTATGTTCTTTGGTGCAAACCATATGAACTTGTTGTGATTTCATACAATATAATTCTTCATCAACACAATCAAACTCATATTTTTCAATAGCATAAACATAATCTAACTCTTTATTATTTTTCAATGTAGCTACTTTGTGTTTATTAATATCAATATCTTTTAATGAAATCCATCCATATTCAGTTAAAATTAAAGCATTTTCTTTAATACAAAATTTATCACCAATAACAGGTTTACGATAATTTCTTAAACGAACTTTACAAAAGTTATATCCATCTCCATTACATTCAATATAATTTTTATCAACAAATGTTTCTTCATTTGTTCTATAGACATGACTTTCGTCTGTATATTTAATAGTTTTTGTATAATCATTTTTGTTTTCTTTAATTGGAAGAACTTTAGCAATAATAATATCACGATCTTTAATTAATGTATTTTCAGGAACAACGCCTTGACTATTAACTTTATCATAATTAGCAAATTTCATATTTTTAGTTTTAGTTTTATCGGGTTTGCAGCGGATTTCTTCATTACCATATAATTTTTTATCTTCATCTTTTTCTGTATGATAAATTGTTGCTAAAAATAATCCTCTATCAATTGAACCTTTATTAAATAAAATACTATCTTCTTGATTATAACCAGAATGACTCATAATAGCAACAATAACTTGTTCTCCAGAAGGAATAGTATTAAGTTGAATAATATTCATAAGTCGTGTATCAACAAGAGGTCTCATAGGATATGATAAAACATAAGCAGTTTTATCCATTCTATTATCATAGTTGGTAACATACATACCAATTGCCTGTTTACCCATAGCACTTTGATATGTATTTCTAGGAGATTGATTATTTTCAGGAAAAGGAATACAAGATGCTAAAATACCAAAAATGGTACTAGGATGAATTTCACAATGAGTATAGTGGAAAATGTATTTAGAATCTTTAGATTTAAGTTGTTCGGGTTCCATAGCAATCATGGAATTATTTTGTTCATAAGAATCAATATATTCAATAATAGATTCTGAAATTTTACTACTATATAAAAGATCATTCCAAGAGAGTTCATTTTTATGAACTTTTTGAATAATATCTTTTGTGAAGACAAGATTATTATTTTTAATTTTAAGTAATGGTCTAGTTAGTCTTCCACCATCATTACATATTTTAATTTCTTGTAATTTGTAATCAAATATAATTGATGTATAAATATTAATAATTCCTTTATATTTTTTCTGTTTTAGATTATTATAAAGTTCTAATGGTTCATTGGTAATACCAACCCATGCACCATTAATAAATACCTTAACTTTATCATATAATTCTTTAGAATTACTTGCTAAAGTATCAATATTAACAATAAGAGGTAGAATATAGTCATATAAAGCATTAGAATTAGAGGGAATTGTAATATGTGTCATATAACTAAGATTTTTAACAATACCAACAGAACCACCTTCAGGAGTTTCAGCAGGACAAAGAAATCCCCAAGATGAATTATGTAAACGTCGTGGGGGAACTAATTTCCCACTTTTATCAATAGGAGTATTAACACGACGTAAATGACTAATACTAGAAATATAAGTAAGTCGATTTAATACTTGTGCAACACCGACTTTATTACTATTAATTTGTTTAATACCAAAATCACCAGTAGCAAGAGCTCTTTTAATACCATTTTCAATAGTAGTAGATTTAATAATTTTGTAAATATTAGTACTATTAATAATATTTTCATAATCTTCATTAGATTTCCAAGAACCAGAATTAATTTCTCTAACAACTTGTTTTTGCATATCTTTAACAACCTTATTAAGATAGTTACGAAGAAGATTATTAATAAGAGAACCTGTTAAATCAATACGTTTATTAAGATATGAATCACGGTCAGATTGTTCAATCCATTCAAATGAAGTTTGAAGTAATCTATTTGTCATATAACCTAACATATAAATTTTCTGTTCAATAGATTTACAATGAGGAAATATATCATTATTAATTACTTCAAAAGCAAATTCATTTTTACGTTTATAACCAGTTTCTTTATCAACATTTAGTGGAGTGTATATTACATTAGATGTGATATATCTAATAGCAGCATCATATGTGAGACAATTATTAGCATCAACAATTGAACCTTGAAGACCATAAAGCATTCTTTTAAATTTTTTATCTTCAATATTGAGGATAATTTTATCACAAATATCTTTATCACTAATAACATTAAAAGCACGAAATATAATGAAAAGTGGAATAGGATTTTTAAGTCGGGGAATTTGTAAATAAATAGCATTACCAAATCCATTATTTTTAGAAGAAATCATAATATTAATTTGTTTTGGAGAAATACATTTCCAATCAGGAATACATTTCATTTCAGCACTCCAAGTCCATTTAGTATTATTTTTAGATACATTAAAACAATAAATTTGATTTTCAGCAGCACGTTCTTGACCTAAACAAGTTTTTTCAGATCCATTAATAATAAAATAGCCACCAGGATCCATTTTACATTCACCGGTTTGATTAGTATTTAAATGTTTATATTGATTGAGAACACAAATATCAGAGCGAAGCATAATTGGTAATTTTCCAATATGAATATTTTTAAGGATTTTTTGATAATTTAAAACATTTTTATAATTTTCACCATTTCTAACTGTATATTTAATGTTAAGATCAACAGTCATAGAACCAGCATATGTAAAATTACGAAGACGTGCTTCTTGTGGAAACATAATTTTAGTAGCTCCATTATTTTCATAAACTTGAGGTCGATGAATATTAAAATTTTCAAATGTAATATGTATTTCTAAACGATGAAGATTTAATTCTTTAATATAATCATGATCAGAACATATGTGAACAGGATTAAACATTTCAATAGTATTTTCAATTTGTGTATTAACAAAATAATTATAACTTTCGAGTTGATGACGAATTAGTTGTTTAAGATGTTGATTTCTAAAATAAGATTCAATTAAAACCCATGGTTCCTCTGAATTACTCACCTTATCATATATAGTTTTTTCGTCTAATTCAGCATCCATACTAATATAGTATGTTTTGTATCTCCTTAAATAGTTTTAATTTATATTTTAATCAATTTTTAAAAAAAAATTAGTAAAAATTAATTATTATAAATAAGAAGGTATAATAATATGTCTGGAAATAATAGAACTTTAAAAATAAATCCTGATTTATTTAAATTAAATGGTAAAGGAAAAAAAGAAAAAAAAGGTAAATCTGTAAAAAATAGAGAGAAACCTGAAGTAGATGAAGAAAATTCATCAAAAGCAAATAAAATAAAAAAAGAGATGATGAAAAAAGTAAAAGATTATCAAAGAAATAAAGAACAAGAAGCAATTAAAGAAGAAAAAGAGATAAATAAATCACAAAATAATAATTTATTTGAAAAAAATACATTCGAAAATAGTGATTTTGAGAGAGAATTTAACAAATCTCTCAACTTCCTTCAAGATTTAGCAAAAAAAAATAAAGACAAAAAGAAAAAAAATTCTACATTAAAAAATAATAACATATCATCATTAGAAATTAATTTAAACCTACCAGATAATTTCAATCAAAATGAAGAAACATCTTCAAATAATTATGGATGTTTAAAAAATGGTTCTAAACCAACATATAGACAACTTAATAAAACTCAAAAAAATAATCCTGATTTAAAACCTAAAGTAAAAATTGTTTTAGAAAATAATGTTTATGATGATCAAAAACCTAAAATTCAATCCACTCCTGAACCAAAACCTGAACCAAAACCTGAACCAAAACCTGAAACAAAACCTGAATTTATTGAAATATTTGATAATAAAATTGATAATCTTCAAGAAAATTTAGATAATAATAAACAATTAGATAAATTAAAAGAAGAAACTGATAAAATAAGTAAAAAAAATCAAATAATAGAATTATCTGATAAACCTTTTATAGATGAAATTACTGAAAATAATATTTTAGAACCTTTTCAATTAAAAAAAGAACAAGACATCGCTTTACAAAATATACCAAAAATTAAAAGAACTACTAAAAAATCCACTTATAAATTAGGAAAAATTAATGGTAAAAATAGAATTGGAGTTTTAATTAAAAATAGAGAGACCCAAAAAAATATTAAACACGAAGTATCTCTTTTAAAACAAAAATCTATACAAGATATTAAAAATCATTTAAGAAGCAAAAATTTAATCAAAGTAGGTAGTGATGCTCCTAATGATGTATTAAGAAAAATGTATGAAGATTCAATATTATCAGGTGAAATAACAAATATAAACAATAATAATATGGTTTATAATTATTTAAATGAATAATTTATTTTTTATGAATAATTTTAAATACCAAAAATAATAAAAATGCTGATAAAAATAAATAATATAAATTAAATAGTAAATCTTCATCATAACTATCATCTTCATCGATTTCTAAATTTTTACTTTGTAATAAATATGGATTATTATCTAAATAATTATGAATTGATTCATGCAAATTAGTATAACTTTCAAAATTTTCATTTCTTAATTTTTCTCTAAAAGCTCTCTGAGCGGCAGTCGGTTTTATTCGACCAGTAGCTTCTAATTCATCATATTGACTTACTGTTATTGGTACATCTTCAACATCACCAGTATAATTATTAGCAGAATTATTTTTATCAACTAAATGACATGGTAAATTAACTTTAATACAATCTTGTTCTGGGTCTTCATATAATGCTTGTATTAAAGGTAATCCATTAATTTGAAGCGCAGAACCTACAGTTGCTGGTATAATTCCAATAGTAGTATCTTCTCTCTGAGTTAAATAATTATAATCTGCTACATTATTTATAAAAACATGAACATTTTCATCCATATTTTTACATTTCATTTTACTTCTTAATGCATATCTATTTCCTAATTTAGCTCCACATTCATTAGCAATAGAATTTCTAGGATCAGAAACCAAAGCAGTTGCATAATTTACAATTCCCTGAGCTCCCTCTGAAATTCCAACCATATTAAATGCTCCACTTTCTCTTCTTATTTTGTCATAATCAATCATCTGATCCAATGGTTTAATACAATATCCATAAGGATGTTTTTCTCCACCAAAATCATCAACAATACATCTATGATTTGACATAGTAATTATAATATAATAATATTAAATATTTACTAAACTAATATTATTATATTTAATATCGTCCAGCTGATCTACCTTCTGTGACATGATCTGAAGGAGGCAAAACCTCATTAGTAATTGTAAATGGTGCTTCAGCTTCTTCTTTAGCACCTCCTTCATCTTTTCCTTTATCTTTTAATTTATTTCCTTCAATTAATTTAAAATTATTAGTTAAAAAATATAGACTTCCAAATATTAATACAAGAATTAAAATTAAATATGGTTTAAAAAATTTTTTTATAAATTTATTAAAATTCATAATTACAAATATATATATATATTAAAATATTATATTATGTTATTATAATAATGAGATTATATTTAACTAATGGTAATGAACAAAATGCATATAATAAATGGATACCTGGAGGAATACCGTATGTATCTTGGAAAAATGATACTAATAATAAATCAGTTGTAGTTCCTAAAAATGTTAAAAATGATATGCCTGACACAGTAAAAGATTGCACTAATAACTGTCAGTTTATTGCTAATCCTATTAAACATCATAGAAAGCAATATACTAATTTAAATACTAGCACAACTGGATTTAGTAATCAATCTTATATTGGAAGTTTAGATAAACCAGGAGGAACAATTATATCAACAGCAGATTGCAATAATTTATATCAAAAAGGATACGATTACATATTAGATTTAAATGATGTTACATGCAGAGATAATTGTTTTATTATAAAACCTGCAACAACTGTAATTGATAGTGAATATTGCGCTTCAAACAAAGAATTATTAAGAAAAAGATGTAAAACATATAATCAAAATTCATTAACTACTGCAAATACCAATGAAATGACAGCGGATTGTGGAGTGAATTGTTTAGTGAATAGCTGCCGACCAGTATTTGTACCGTCAAATACTAAATATCAAGTTCAAGGTCCAATCTCTAGTTCTGCAAGAATTGCGGCTATAAAATATTGTGCACAAGATGTAGATTCAAGAAGATGTTACTTACCAACAACTGATTATAATAGATTTGGTACAACAGCACATAATAAATCATCTAGTTCAGATACTTTCAATAATTTAGCAATAATGCCAGGTTGTGTAACTTGTCGTCCAGGAAATGAAGGAAGTAAAAGTAAAAAATATTCAAATATAAGAATTTTAAAATAATAATTTATATAAATTATTTTTATTAATAATATATATAAATGGCTCAAACCAAAAGAAAAGGAGGTTCCAAAAAAAGACTACCTGCGTTTAAAGCATTAACTAGCACTCTTAATCCAAGAGCAAAAACATTTAGCCCAAAAAAAGGCAAAAAAAGACTACCAGTATTTAAACTTTTAACTAGTGGTTTAAGTCCAGCCACAAGAGTTCTTTTAAGAAAACCTAAATCAAGCAAAAGACCACTTAATATTTTAGAAGTAGCAAGCAGATTACGTTTAAATGCAAATGCAAAAACATTTAGCCCCAAAAAAAAAGGAAAAGGAACTCGTAAAAAAAGAAAAGGAAGAAAAGGAAAAAAACACTAATTATTTAAAAAATGCTTATTAATTGGAAAATTATATTTATTACACCAATTTACACTTTTTTGAATATTTATATTTTTTAAAACATTTATTTTATTATTAAATTTTTCATAATTTGAAACATTAGCCAATTTAGCATTTTTTAAATCACTACATAAAATTTCTTCTTCATCATTATTAGAAGAACTTTTATTATCATTATCACTATCATCACTTAAATCATAATTAGATTTCTTTGGATTTAATACAAAACTATTGTCATTTTTTAAATAACTAAATTTCGTTTGTGGATTTAAAATAGGACTACTATATGAACTATTATTTGAATCTAATTTAAATAAATCATTCACTAATTCTGTATCTCTTGAATTTTCTATTGGAATTGGAATTGGAATAATTATATTACTTGATTCCAACAAATTATTCTCTAATAATGTATTAGATTCTTTATCTTCTATTACATCATCATTTTCACTATCTGAAAGATTATAATTATTATGTTTAATATTTATAAATTCTCTAATAAAATTTAGAGTAGTATTGATATTTTCTATTTGTTGTTGACCATATATTGCATTTATTTCTTCTATTTTCTTCAAAAATAATTTAGGTAATGTAATATTAAATAAAGAATATATATTATCAATATTATTTAATAAATAATCAAAATTATCAATTATTTCTTTATTAATAGTTTCATTATTATTTTTATAATTTTTACAGATTACATATTTTTCTGAATTTGCTACTCTACTTGTATAAGGTTTGTAAATATAAACATAATCATATAAATTTGCTAATAAAAAAATAATTTCAACTGTTTTAAATTTAAATATATCAAATATTTTTAATACAAAATTTCCACCTTCTTTTTGCATTATTATTGCGAAAAATATTTGTGCAATTATTAATTTCATAGATAATTCCTCTTGTTTATTAAAATCTACTGAAAAATCAAAACCTCCATCTGCTGTTATATAATCCATCGTATTAGCATAATTATCATTACAATAAAGTAAATTTTCTTTTATAAATAAATCTCCCGTTTTTGTTGAACCATATTCTATTATTACATTTTTATTATTATTTATAAAATGCGAACTCTTTTTCCAAGATGGTATATTTACATCATCTGAAATTAAAGTCATTCCATAATATTTATCTCCTTTATTATTACGTTTGTAATTAAATGCTTCAATAAAACCACCTGGGCCTTCAGCCAAGTGAAAACAATTTATTGTATTTTTTTCACACAAAAAAGAAAATGTATTTATAATTTCTATCATTTTAAAAAAAGAACGAGATAATGGTTTATATTTACATATTGAAAATTTAATTTCTGGTACCTGTGTATGTATAAATTCATATGGATTAGTTAATTTTTTATAATAGTCCCAATAATTACTATATTCATCTATTTGTTGTTTAATATTTGATAAATAATGATTTAAAGAATTTGACATGAAAATTTCTTCTTCTTTATTTGGTTCATCTTTTAAATTAAAATTAAATCTTAAATCACTAAAATTTAAAGATGGTATATTAATATACGCCATATTATGTTATTATTAACTATAATTATTAACATAATAATTTTAGATTGTTTTATAAATTTATTTATTTCTTAGTTTTTTGTGTTTTTTTCTCTTTTTTTAATGCCTCCTTTTCTTCTTTTTCTTTTGCTTTTTTCAAAGCTTTTTCTTCTTTCTCTTTTTGTTTTTGTAATTCCTTCTCTTTTTTCTTTTCTTCTGCAATTTTTAGTTTCTGATCAATAGTTAATTTTATTTTTTCCGGTTTTTCTACTTTTGGTTCTAGTTCTTCTGTATCCAATTCACCTAATAATTTTTCTGCTAATTTCTTTGATTTCTCTTCTGCCGTATCTTTTTCAACATCATTTAATGTTTCATCAATTTCATTAAATTCTTTTACATATTCTTTTTCAGTTTTTGGGTCTATTTCTTTTAAAGGAACTACACTTTCAGTAGTAATATTTCGTACTTTCTTAAATATAAAATATTTATTTAAAAATGATATCTGTTTCTCTTCTTTTGACATACTTAAAGCATTTCCAATTTTATTTGCTAATCTTTTATCTTTCTTTAATTCAGATTCCATATTTTCATATAATTCATCAAAATATCCAATTGAACCTGGTAAATCAAGTGATTTAATTTCATCTTTTGTTAATAAAGCAAATCCATAATTTTCTAACAATCTTGTTAAGTATTTAAAATTTACCAAATATTCTCTGAATGTTTTATTAATTGTTTCTTGATATACATCAATTGCATAACCTATACATGATTCATCTTCCTCATAAAATTCATTACTATACTTTTTTGTTACTTCCCATATTTTTTTATCATTTTTCATTAAACTAATTGAATTATTAATTTCTACATCACTTAGTAAATTAAATACCTTATTTCCATCATAACAAGTTCCAATAAAATAACCTTCTAATGCTGTACATTGACTTACATTTTTCAAAAATTCATTTAATATAGTCTCATTTTCAAACATATAATGTAACGCAAATTGTATAGAACTAATATTAAATCCATTTTGAGCAATACCATAATTATTATAAACACCTTTACCCAAAACTACTTCATTTTTTGCTCCTTCACCAAATAATGCTTTTATTATTTGTTTATTTTTTTCTGTTGCAAATGCATCTCCATTTTTTATATTAATAAAACTATTACCATTTATAAATATTGCTTTTGGAATTGTAGTATATTTTTTAGCATAATTCAAATATCTAGCACAAGCACCATCTAATCTATTTTCAATGTTATCTTTATTTAAATCTATTCCTAAAACAAATGCTAAATTAGAATTAATCCATTTTGGTAAATCACCCGCCTTACCACAAGCAAAGTCAATTAAACTGCTTCCTGTATTTGATAACTTACTTATTAACATATTTTTAACATATAAATTATGAAAATCTCTTAGTGAACGAGTTTCAGATTGAGTATTTACTTTGTTATAATAAACATCATCATCATTATTATCCATCTTAACATGATCACCACTTGTAATTATTTCATTTGTAACTGGATTATGAATAGACTGCCAGTTTGAATTTGCTACATGATAAGCATTACCAAAATTTTTACCTCCACTTCTTAATTCAGATGTTTTATCATATCTAACTCTAAGAGGTATCCATTTCCAATGTGATTCTCTTGAACTATCATATTTAAATTCTACAATTGTATTATCTTCAATTTCTTCACCTTCTTCTGTGAAAATTTTTAAATTATTTGATTCATCTACATTCCCAATAATATTACATAATCCCGCATTTTCATCAGAAGGATTTGTAGGATAAAAACGAGCAGGTTTATATGTTGATTTATATGAATCATAATCTTGTTTTTTTATAATATAATCATTTAAAACATCATTACAAGGATTAATATATCCATGTTTTTTTTCATCAAAACCTACATGCAAAATTAAAGTATAATATTTTTGAAATTGACTTGATTTTGTTAAATTAACACCATCACTATAAATATAGCTTTCTTTAAATGCACCATAATCATTTTTTTGAAATTTAACCAAGAAATCAATTGTATTAAATTCTGGTGGTTTCCATTTAAATGATTCATTCCAAGTAACTTTAAAATTTGGTGCAACAAATCCTACTTTATTACTAGCAACACCTGTATTTGCAGGAGTAAATATTAATCCATCTGTATTATATTGAAATAAACCTTCTTTTACATTATTTAAAATTGTAGCAGAACCTCCAAATATATTATTTGCATAAAATTTTTTTGTTACAATAGTTATTGGAGATTTAGATTTTGAAATAACCGATAATGGATTTAATTTTTTTATTACACTTTTTAAAATAACTAATCTAAAATCCTGTTTTTTAGTTTTTGTCTTTTTCTCTTCTTCTTTTTCTTCATCATCTTCTTCTGCTTTTACTTTCGTAATTTCCAAATTAACAAATGGTAATCCTGTTACATTTTTATTATTAATATAATAAATATCAAATGAAGCAAATAAATTTATATATTCTCCATTTTTATCATGAGTAATATGCTCTCCATCTATAATAGTATTAAATAATTCATCCTCTTCTGTTAATGCACCTGTAAATTCAACATTCATCAAAGTATTTATTAAATAAATTTTACCATTTTCATTAATAAACAATAGTTTTCTTGAACCATCAGCTTTATCTGTAACTGTATAATTTTTACGAATATTTGGGATTGTTTTATTAGTATCATTTATATCACTTTCATTTATTAAATTTATCATTTGTAATGTTCCAGATGATGGTCCTATAAAATCACTATTATAAGGTTTTTTTGTTTCATCATAATCTTTATTTTTAGTAATTTTCAAATAATTAGTAATAATTTCATTTTGTTCAACTAAAGAAACAGGATAATTTGTTTGTTGAATTCCAATCAATACATATTTTATTAGTTGTCTTAATTTTTGATAAATTATCAAACCAGTTGAAAATTGTGTATCAATACCTACCTTTGTATTAATTAATTCTATTTCAATTTCATATTGTTCAGAAGAATTGAATACATCAGAGTCTTTTATATTAAATTGTGGAATAAGTTTACCTCCATTTGTTCTAGAAGTTTTAACAATACTACAATGTATTAAAAATGGATAATCTGGATGACTAAACTCAAATCGTTTAATATAACGAAAAATTTTTTTTGTTGAATTCCATTTATCATTAATAGTTTTAATAGTTTCATCATTTACATTATAAATTTTTTCAATTTGATATGAAATACGAAAATTGAAGTCATCAAAATCTAAAGGATAAATTTTTACTCCTTCATTAACATAATAATCTTTTTCAATAAATTCTACATTAAAAGGATCAGGTAAATTTTGAATATTATTATATTTACAATAATGTTGTATATTAGGAAAACCATTAATTTGCGTTCTGACATTAGAAGTTTCATTATCAGTAATGATTTTTAAGTAATAATTTTCTAATGTATTTGTGAAATTATGATTTAATAAACTCTTAATAACATTATAAAAATCTATTTTAGTTAAAGATTTAATTTTTTTGGTTCCAAATCTTACTTCTAATTCTGGAACCATATTATCAGCTAATTTAGACATATTAACTAAATACATATTAATTAGTCTTTTAAATTTTTTAGTACTATCTGAATCATCACTAGACTCAATGACAGTTTTAAACTTTTTTTGAGAAATCACATCTTTAGAGGTTTCTTTTAAGATTTCTTTTGATTTTATTGTTTCTTTTGATTTAGACATAATATATATATTGCTTTATTATTTATTACATTATTTTTAAATAATAAATCAATTTTAAATAAATTTAAGATAATTTTTTGAGAGAATCAGAATAAAGTTCCATTTTAGTTTTCTTTTTACCATTATCATCATTAATTTGAATTTCTAATTTTTTAGCTACTTCAATAATTTCATCTAATTTATAACTGCTAAAAGATTTTAATGGTTTTTCAAGATTTTTAACATAATAATATTTATTTAATGCATTTTCAAGTTCTAATTTATCAATATTCATTATAATTTCAAAATTTGTATTAATTGATGAGGAATTTTTATATAGTAATTTTATTGCGTTATACTTATCTAAATTATCAATACAACTTTCTAAACCATCATTTGTAAATCGAGTATATGTATTATTATCTTTAATAACAATAATATTTAAATTGTATAAAATACACAAAGTTTTAAATGAATTAAGAGAGATTTGTTTATCATTAGTAATTTCACTTTCAACATTATTTTTTTGAATTTTATGTTTTTTTAATAAATCTTTGTTTTCTTTTAGTTTATCAATTACAGATAATTTAAATTCTTTTTCAGTTGTGAATGTATTTAAATATTCTAAATCAGAATCTTTTACATTATTATATAATTTATAAAAACACCAAAATAATTTATCATTTAAAATTAATTTTTTCTTAATTGGTTTTTCATAATATTTTGATTTTAATTTATTATAATTAACATGAATATTACCTCGTGGAATGAAAGGTTTTTCTTTTTTTAATTCTTTTATTTCCTTTTTAACAATTTCAATAGAACTATTTTTTATAGTATTTAACATATAAATCTCTAAATTTTCAATCGTTTTAGCGTTGTTAATATTTAAACTATACATAATTAAATATTATCATTATATTTAAATTTAAATCTTTAATATGTTTTAAAATATTATATTCCACATTCTGTAAAAGATTCCTGTTTATCTTTGAAATAAATATTTTCTAATGTTACTTTTTTTGATTCATCTATATTTATTAATTTTTCTTGTGTTTTTATAAAGTCTATATATTGTTTTATTTCTTCTATTACATTACATGGAATTTTATTTAGATTTATAAAAATACCATTATTATTTTCAGTTAATTTAATATTATTTGATTTGAATATTTTCGCAATTTCTAAATGATGACTATTATTTAAATTTTCTATTATTTTTCTTAATTTTTCTAATTCATCATAATTTTTATTTTCATCTTCAATTAAATTATTTTCATTTTCAGATTCCATTATCATTAAATATAATATATTTTATTATCTTTTAATATTGTTTAAATATATATTATGTTGAAACAATTATTATTACTTGGTATTATATTTATAATCGTTGATGCCGGATTCTTATATTTAATGAGTAACAATTTTCAAACTATGATTAAAAAAATACAAGGATCACCACTATCCATGAAAATTTTTCCAACTATTGCTTGTTATTTTATTTTAATTTCATCTTTATATTACTTTGTTATTTACAAAAAAGCCTCATTTTTAGATGCATTTTTACTAGGATTCTTTATTTACGGAGTTTATGAAACCACCAATATGGCTATTTTTAAAGATTGGAATGTTTATGTCGGATTAATTGATTTAACTTGGGGAGGATTCCTATTTTTAATTACAACATATTTATACAAAAAAAGTATTAAATATATTATATAATTATTTTACACTATATGCAGATACTAAAAATAAAAATAAAAATATTATAAAAATTTTATTATCAAAAGATACTAAATTTTTTGTAACAAATAAATAAGTTAATGTCCATGTTATTACATATATCGCATCTCCAATTAATGCATTTGGACCTGCCTTTTCTATATAATTTTTAAAATATTTTGTCCATCGAGTATCATATTTTTTAGGCCAATTATATATTGTTAATGCAAACAAACTATCTCCTGTTATTTGCACTCCTACCACTATTAATAAAAATATAAATATATTTTTAGATAAATCAAAATAATTAAACAATTTTAATGCTATTATTATACCACAAAATGCATAGAAAAAATCTTGAGCCAATACATTCCAAATATTTATTGTTTTATTTGAATACCAATCTCTTACTACATCACCTTTATTACTTATAAAATAGTAAAATAATGCTAAAGGTATTTCAAATAATGTAAAAGCAGTAATCCAATTAAGCAACGTATTAAAATTTAATTCCCACATATATTATTTATTTTGATTTTAATTTATTAGAACTCTTTTTTTTTGGAAGTTTCATTTTTGTTACACCTTTTCCACCAACTAAACCTTCTACATCTTCTAATTCTCCTTTTGATGTTTTATAATTATTTATATCTACTAATTCTGCTATTACTGAAATAAATTTATTATTTAATTCATATCTCTGTCCTAAAACTCGAACATTTATAATATCATTTTCATTTATTTTAGAAAATAATTCATTATCAAAATGATGATCTCGTGCTATAAATATTACAAATGGACTTATACTTTCATTTATTTCTGCTCTTATTCCTACTTTTGTAATTGATTTTACTATACAATCAAAAGTCATCGACTCTACTGTATTTGCTACCAAACATTCATAAATAACATCAAATACAACATTATTAGCAAATAATTCTCCCGATGAATATGATATTAAATTTACTGAATCTTGTTTTACAAAACCTTCATCAATACAAATACCTTCTACTCTTTTTTTTATTATTTTTTGCAATGTATTATATATTTCTGAATTAATATTTTTAAAATTTATTTCCAATTTCTCTGATAACATAACTTTTGAATAAATTTTACTTGTACTCATCCCTAATATAAATATATAAATATATCTTTAATTTATTCAATTTTAAATTATTCAAAATATTAATTATAATTATTAATTAATATTTTATTTTTTTGATACAACTTTCTCCTTTGATACTTTTGACTTATTATTAATTAACGCATGATTCATTGAAAAAAACCATTTTTTACCATCTTTTTGTATTAAATCATAATACCTAAAATATAATTCTGCTATTACACATAAATATGTTCCTAATTTAAATTTCTTATTTAAACTATTATAAAGTTCTTTTGGTAAAAATTCATGCATAAAAGAATTATATTTCTCTTCTATCCTGTGAAAATTATTACATATTCTACCATTTGAATATGTTCTTTTTTCAGTTAAAAAATAAATTATTTTAAAATCATAAAAATCATCTAATTTTTTACCTTCTTCAATATACGCATAAGCCGATGGATATAAAGACTGATCTACTAAATATTTACTCACAATAATTTCTTGAAATCTATTATAATCCAATTGTTCACCTTCTATTAATTTTATATTACCTTTTATATCTTCATTTATTAATAATAATGTATATTTTTCATATTCACTAGCATTTGCATAAATTATACCTTTTAATATATTTCCTTTATATTCTAAAGTTATTATAGACTCATCCAAATATTTTTTTATTGCTTCAATTATATTTAAATATTCTGAATCACTAATTCTATAATCTTCAATTGTATTAAAAATATACACAAACAAATTTATATACAAATCTAATGAAAGATTATCAATTAATATATGTAAAATAATATTTCCTAATAAATCTAAATCATAATTGAAAATATTTGAATTTTTATTATTTAAATTAATTACAAAAGCCAGTAAATTATATTTACTTTTTTCTTTCTTTTTTACATAATTTAAATTTCCTTGTATAATATTATTATAATTTTCCATTATTTCTATTAATATTTTTTCTCCTTCTTTAAAACTTTCTTTTACTACTTTTTCTTCTTGAACTTTTACACCTTTTTCTATTTTATCAGGTATTTCATATACAAGAGAATCTAAAATACTATCTAGTTCAGTACTTCTATTATAAATTGATGTATGTTCATAATCCAAATCTAATGGTTGATAAATATATAATTCATCAATATTTATTAATCTTCCTTTTCTATCAAATTTATCTACTATTCTTTGTAAATCATTATTTATTAACTCATCTAATGCATTATTTATTGCTAATAAAGAAAAATTTTCTTTCAAATTTATTAATGAAATTAATTCTTCTTTACTATAAAAATAATTTTCTTTATATAAATCTTTTATTAATTTTATTATTCTTGTATTTATTGTTTCCAAATACATATCATTAAATGTTTTTAAATTATCTATTTCATCTTCTTGTAAATTATAATCATCTTTATTTGGATAACACTTATATTCACAAGTTTCCATATAATCACATAATGCTGTAAATGGTTTATCACCTATTTTGTAATCTACTACATTATTATCTGATAATTTTAATTGTAATTTATTATTTACTAATTTCGAAAATTTATCTTCATTAAATAATGTTAAATCATAATTTAAATGACAATCTATACTTACTTCTTTCATCAATCTTGTTATTTGTCCTATTAATTTCGCTTTTTCTTCCGCTTTTCTATAAATTAATAAATCCACAGTTTCTATTGTTGGATTAGACATAATTGAAGCATACATATAAATCTGTACATTTCTCTCTGTTAATGGTAAATCTTTATGACTACAAGTTCTTACACCTCTTCCTAATATTTGTTCTATTCTATTTATATTATACCATGGCTCCAATATATGAATTTGTCTTATATATTTAAAATCTAAACCTTCACTACCAGCACTTGATATTAATATTACCTTTATATTCTCTCCATTTACATTATTAGCATCATTACAAGCTTTTAATTCTTCTTCTTTATTCGGCGAAAGAACCTTATCTCCTGTTATCATTATGTATTTTGCACATTTGAATTTACTTCTCTCTTTTATTGCTTCGCTTTTTCTTTTATAAGAATATATATCCAGTTCTTCAACTGGTGCTTTTTCAAATAATGACCTTGAATTTCCATATCTTTTAAAACCATACGATTCTAATGCTAATGCAACCGGTATTAACCCCCCATCTATAAATTGAGAATATATAATAATTGGACCATTAGAATTTTCAATTGAATTTATTATATTTGATATTTTTGAACTATAATTTATTATATTTTCTCTCAAAAATATATTTGGAGTCTTTTCATCTATAAATTTATAATTAAATCTATAACCTGATTTTAAATCCTCTTCATAAGACATTATATTAGATAACCCCGTTTTACCAACTAATTTTTTTATATCTATTTTTAATGATAACATTTCTTCAATTGGTACTTTTTCTAATTCTTTATTTGGATATACTATATTTAATGCTTCTAACGGTTTTAATAATAATGTATATTTATAAGAATCACTTTCACTCTTGAAATCTGTTTTATTTACTATATAATTATAAACTCTCTCTTGGTAATCATTTAACTTTGATAAATATATATCAAAATAATCTATTTTTGTATCTTCTTCTAATCGATTTCCTATTATATTATTTATTGGATACTTAAAACTCGGATTTTTTAAACTTTTTACAACATCAAATAATTCAGGTAATATTCTATAAGGAAAAATAAATGGATTATCTCCTTTTACATAACTTACATAACCATTTAATTTTCTTCTTAATAAATCTTTTCCTACTTCATTTCCATCCTCATCTTCTACAAATGAACCATCTTTATTAAATACATCTTTTATTTCTATTAAACTTCGCTTATCATTTGCATTTAATAAATTTATTAAAAATATTATTTCTTTATAATCATTAAACATCGGAGTTGCCGATAATAAAACTAATTTTAAATTATTTACATTTTTTACTAAATTTTCTACTTGTTTTGCTACTAACTTATTCGAATTATCTTTTGTATCTCTTATATTATGAATTTCATCAATTATAACTAATCTATTATCAAAAAATTTCTCCAATTTATTTTTAATCAATAAATTTTGTTTCTTTTTACTTATTCTTGGATTCTCTTTTAAAATATTGTTTATATTTGAATGTTTATTTATCAAATTTGCTAATTCAATATATCCAATAAATGTATAATAATTATTTATTATATTATCAACTAATTTTATTACTTTTGATTTTGAAATCTTTGATTGAAGTCCATTTATTTCATCTAAAATATTTTGACCAGCACAATTATTTATAATCCAGCGATCATTTTCATATTCTAATTTTGTTTCATCAAATAGTTGCATTCTAAAATTTAATTGTACATTTGGAGATGCTACAATTAAAATTTGTTTGTCTAAACCATTATATTTCATATATCTTCTTGTTTCTTCTGCTATACCAATCGCTGAACATGTTTTACCTGTTCCTAATCCATGATATAATAATATACCATTATATGGTGTAAATTCTGATAGAAAATTTCTTATAAAATTTTGATGTGGTGCTAGTTCAAAACTTTTATTACATAACTTTTCTGACTCTTCTTCTATATTTTCGTTTAAATTTAAATTATAACTATATTCATTAAATTCTTTTCTATTACTTATTTTAAAATTTAAATTTTTATCATCTAATTGAGGATATAAATAATCCATCATATACATATTTCCATCTTCTTCTATTCTTTCATTTGAACTTTCATTAAGTAATTTTTGATTTAATAACTCAACTGCATTTAAAAAATATTGAGCATCTTTTTTACTTGTTAATTTATCTTCATTTCTTTCTAATAAACTTTTATCAAAATCAAAATTATTTATATTATTTTTAAATAAATTATGTAATTCTAAATTTTTTTTTCCTAGTACTTCATCTTCTAAACTTCCTACAACTTTTTCTTCACTTTCTAATTCTTGTGGAATTTCAACATCTTCTTCACCTTCCTCTTCCTCTTCCTCTTCTTCTTCCTCAGAGTCTTCTTCTTCCTCAGAGTCTTCTTCTTCTGACTCCTCTTCTTCTGACTCCTCTTCTTCTGACTCTTCATCTTCAGAATTGTCTTCACTATCTTCATCTATTTTTCCTTCTTCTATCTCTTCTTTTTCAATAATTGGAGATTCTGTTTTATCAATTTCTTCTTCTTTTTTTGGAGTATTACTCATTATATATTAAATATATAGTTTATAACTTTTTAATAATTTATTTAATTCAATTAATATTTTCTTTTTTTCTATATTATAATTTCTAATATACTTTTCTGCATCATTTATATTTACCCATTCTATTTTACTTATTTCAAATAATTGAAATTCTTTTTTTGGTTCATTTGTATTATTTATATATCCTAAAAAATATTTGTGTTTATATGATTTATAATTTGAACCTGTAAAAATTTCTTCTAATGGTAAAATATTTGTTATATTTATTAATTCATTTTTATCATAACCTGTTTCTTCTTCAAATTCTCTTAAACCACAAACCATATCTCTCTCTTGATAATTTCTTCTACCTTTTGGAAACCCCCATTCTGGCTCTAAATAATTTTCAACACAACAATTTATTATATCTTCTAAATTATAAAAATCATTATTTAATTTTATACCACTTTTTAATTGTTTAAACTTATATTTTGATGTTTTTTCTTCATTTTTATATTGATTTGTTATATTTGTTCCCCATAAATAATTCCAAAGCTTATCAAATTCATTATTTAATATAAAATCTCTCTCATTTACTGTCATTTTATCAAATAAATTTATTAAATATTGCTTATCTTCTAAATTATATTTACCTCGCATAAAATCCACAAATGATAAACTATCTTTTCTTCTTATTAATAAAATTTCTGTATTATTATTATTTTTTCTTATTGCTATTACACCTATTGACGTTATAGGAATCTTACATTGATGAAACAAATGACCAAGCTTGCCGCAATTATTGCAGAATGTATTTTTCTTTGAATTCATTCTTCGTTTTAACTATATATTTTGTTGTTATGTTTTTATATGCTTTTGTATAAATCTCTCTCGTAATAATTTTAGTTTTGAAAAAAATAATTTTAAAATTGATAAATATTTAAAATTATACTTTTAAAATTATAAAATGGTTGAAGCAGAAATTAAATATTGGGAAGAAAATGAAGAAGAATTTTGGAAAGCAATTAATACTGAATATTGGAAAAAAATAGAAGGTTGGAATTATTCAGTATCAACAGAGGGAAGAATTATTAATAACAAAACAAATTATATATTAAAACCATCATATAATAAGGCTAATAATATTGATAATGGTGGTTATTATCAAGTTACTCTATGTGAAAACAATAAAAAATATTATCCATTAGTTCATAGATTAGTTGCAGAAGCATTTATACCAAATATTAAAAATTTAAGTGACGTAAATCATAAAAATCCTAATGAAAGACATAATAATAGTGTTGGAAATTTAATGTGGATGTCTAGAATGGAAAATACACAAGCAGTAAATACAAAAAAAGAAAATTCTGGTTATATTCGCAAAGTAGGAAATTCTTGGAATGCGAGATTAAGATATATGGGGAATGAATATTCATTTTGTAAAACTGATAAAGAAATTGTAGAAAAATGGTTAAATGATAGGAATTATGAAATAAAAAATAAATTACCTTTAACAGAACTTCCACAAGGCAGAACTAATAATGGTGGAGTTTATCCAAGAGGAGATGGTTGGAGAGCAAGAATAACCATAAATGGAAAAGAAAAGACTAAAACTTGTAAAAAAAAGGAAGATGCTGAAAAATGGTTAGAAAATTTAAAATAAATTACAGAATGTATTTTTTTTTGAATTCATTCTTCGTTTTAACTATATATTTTGTTGTTATGTTTTTATATGCTTTTGTATAAATCTCTCTATTATTATTTTATTAAATATGTTTTTTAACAAGTTATTTTATATATTTATAAATAAATTATGATTACATATTTAGATGAGAAAGTTTGGGGACCACTATATTGGAAATTTCTTTATACAATTGCTTTAACTTATCCTAACCATCCAAATGAAGTTACTAAAAGAAAATATTACGATTTAATTATGAATTTTCCTCTATTTTTACCCAATGAAAATATGGGAAATACATTTTCTAAATTTATTGATAATTATCCTCCACAATCTTATTTATCAACTAAAGAAAGTTTAATTAAATGGGTATGGTTTATTCATAATAAAATGAATATTTTCTTAGGTAAACCAGAAATGGGATATTATGAAGCTATGGATGCATTTTATGAAGATTACAAACCAAAAGAAGTTAAAAAAAAAGAAGAACAAAAATCTAAACATAAATATATTTTTATTAGTGTTATTATCTTACTAATTTCTTTAATTATATTTTTGCACTTTAGTAATAAATAAAATGTTTATAATATATAATTATGAATTATTTTACACAAAAATATCCATATGAAGAGAGACAAGATAATTTAACAGCTAGACGGAGAAAGAGACGTATGAGAAAAAAACCAAAAAGAATTAAAAAAGGTGGAGGTTTATCTGACCTCCCCGGACCTTTTCCTTCGGAGGAAGCGACGCGCATTCGCGAAGTGGCGGCGGACATACGCGCAGCCGAAATAGCGGATCGGCGAGAACGACTGGCAGCCATGTCACCAAGAACGAGAACAGAGATTGAAGCTATGAATATACAAAGAAGAAAAGATTTAATTGATCGTCGACAGGAGGATATAATGAATGAAGGTATTAGAGTTCGGAACCAGAATAGACAAAGGGAATATTTAAGAGCCCAGAGACGCGCGGAAGCACCAGCGAGAATGGGAGCTCCTCTCAGGCGCGCGGCAATGGCGAGAGATAGGCTCACGCGGAAAAGGGCACTTGACACTGAGTTAGAGAGAATTAACTCGAGAGAGAGAGCGCTACTCAAAGACATCGGTAAGCTCGACAGGCGCAGGCGCCTCACGTCCATCAGAGACCCAGCAGCCAGTCATCCAAGACTACCTAGAGAAAGAAGAAGAACAAAAAGAAAACCTGGAAGAAGACAGCAATATGAGGATATGCTTCTACAGGATATGAATAGAGAAATACAAAGACCTGTTAGATTCGACCAACTTGAACGGCGGATTCCATATAAACCTGTAAGACACACACCCGATCCACGAGGTGAAAAGGATTACCTCAGACCATTTCCGTATGAATTAGATATTTTTGGAATCACTTATTTTTCAAAAGATAGAGCTCCAATACCAGGAGAATATTTAACAACTAGATTAGATATACCAAGTGAAGCTGGACCATATTTAGAAGTTGGTTTTAAAGTTCCTAAAAATTATGATCCAAGTAAAAAAAGGATAGTTAAAGTTGAAGTTACTCCATTAAAAGGGATAAGTTATAATTATTATAATCAGGCAAAATTCCAAACAAAAAAATTACTACAAAAAGGATATCAAAAACATAAAGACCGCAAAAAATCTTTAAAATCATTTGAAGCCTATGTAGTTATACCTGAAGGTTCAGCCAAAGGTGAAACAATAGAACAACAAGTCGAGAGACGCAATGGAAAAAAAGTATTAGTTCACTTTAAACCTCCTACTAATCTTCCAAGACAGAAAGAGGATCGTTTTGCATTTGATCAAAGGGATAATGAACACCCAATTTCAGATGAATTAGCAGGAACAGAATATCCTGATGCAGGTCTCGAATATCCTATTCAACTTAATTTAAGTGTTACACCAGTCAGCAATGCCTATAGAGCACTAGAAGGAACAAAAAAAGTTGGTAAAGGTTTAAAAAAAGGTGCTTATTACGGAGCTGTTTATGGTTTAGGTGTTCCCCTTTATGGTTTAGGTCTCGGAGCTGTAAAAACAGCAAAATTAGCTCGTCAAGGAATAGGCGCAGCTGGACAAGCAATAGGTACTGCTTATCAAGAACGAAATCGATCATTAGAAGAATTTGAAGCCGAAGTAACTATACCTCGCTTAGCACCTGCAGGTTCAACACATGAAGATAAAGTCAGACACCCACATACAGGTAAGAGAGTAAAGGTTCGATTCACAGTTCCAGATACTTTTCCGACAGCGCCAAGACAACGTGAATTATATGATGATAATGGTGGACCTATTCGTCGCAACCTAGCAGGGCGCGAATGGGTGCCACAAGATGCAGATTTTGAAATGAGATTATTCGTTACACCAATTAGTGTAGGTTATCGTACAAAACAAGGAATAGATTACGGAACAAGAAAACTAAGACAAGGAGCTGTAGGAACAGCAGGATTAACCGGTCAAGCACTATCAGCTGCTCGTCAAGGAATTGGTAATTTTGCATCAAGAAAAAATCGGCAATTTAATGAATATAGAACAGAGAGAGGAAGAGAGAGAGAAAGAAGACACGCACAAAGACTAGCTGAAAGAGAGAGACAAGAGCAACTAGGTAGAGATTTAAGACCATATAGAACTAGTGGTGAAGGATTATTTAGAAGAGTTCGAAAAGGATTAGGAGATACTTCTGCTGCTGCGAGTGCTCGTTTTTCTCGTATGACTAAAAAAAGGAAACCAGTAGAAGAAGAAGTAACAATGTTATCAGGTTTTGCAGATTCATCAGAACATTCTCCCGAAGAATCTGGTAATCAGAGTTCTGGATTTAGTAGACGGAGTGAACCTAGTCGTTTTCAAAAACTTAGAAGAGGCGCAGGAGAATTAGCTACTGGAACTCTAGGAGCAATAGGTTTAGCTGGACAAGCAATAGGTAGTGCCTATCAACAAAGAAAAGATGCCAGAAGAACAAGACGCGCACAAAGACAAGCTGAAAGAGACAGACAAGAGGAAGAAGGTGTTGATATAAGACGAAATAGAAGTAGTGATGAGGGATTATTTTCAAGATTAGGAACTAAATTAGGAAATGCTTCCACTGCTACTCGTGCTCGTCTTGCTCGTATGACTAAGAAAAGAAGAGAGGAAGAAGAAGAAGGAGAAGAATTGTTACCACTTGGAGATCAAAGAGATTCATCAGAATATTCTTCAGATGAATCTGGTATACAGAGTTCTGGATTTAGTAGACGGAGTGAACCTGATTTAAGACTAAATAGAACTAGTGATGAGGGATTATTTTCAAGATTTGGAAAAAGATTAGGAACTGCTTCTACTAATGCTCGTGGTCGTCTTGCTCGTATGACTAGGAAAAATAGACAGGAAGATACAGAAAGATTATTATCAGGTGAAGGAACTTCATCGTCTAAATATTTAGCATCTGAATCTGGTTCACAGAGTTCTGACTATGATTCAGGTTCTCAACCATCTTTAGAATCATTATCGGGACAAGAAGTTTCTATTACATTTAATGGACCAGCTAATATTCCTGGAGGAAATGATCAACTCTACACCAAAACTAAATTTTTTAAAAGTTTTAAAAAAGGAGACTCTATAACAGGAAGAGTTTCAGTAATACCTAAAGAGGGACGAAGGACCGCTATTGAATTAGACATAGGTGATGACGATTACCTTATATTACATGCAGTTCCAGAAGAACTTTTGAAAATAAAAATATTACCACAGAAAGCAGAAACATCTGATTTACAAATAATTAGACCTAGAAGTCCGGGATATTTTGAAAAAGCGGGTGCAGCTATAGGTGATGGATTTAGTAAAGCTTTTAGAAGAACAAGGAAAAAAAGTGCAGAAGAATCCGAACAACTTTTAACAGGAGCTAGATCAGATGATACAAGATTTGATACTTCAAGAAAGAGAAGCACAAGAAGAAGACAACTTAGAATGGGAGATATTATTCGTTCTGACGAAGAGCAAAGACTACCCGTACGTAAATCGGGAATGTTTGGTTTTGGGACAACAAAACCTATGATAAAAACACTAGCTGTACAAGATGATGAAACTTTACTACCATCAACAGGAGAAGCAGGTTCATCAAGTCAAGATGCAGAAATAGGAGCAAGAGAAATGGCAGAAGCAGAACAAAGAGAAATGACAGAACCATCATCAACAAGTTTAAGAGGACGTTTTACAAGAAGAGCTAAAGACCTCAAAAATGCTTTGAATTTTACTAGAAAAAATCGTTCTCGATTAGCAATTAGAAGAATTCCAAGAACAAAACCTCAAGATATACCATTATTAAATGTATCAGAACAAGCAATAAATGATGAATTTGGAGAAGATAGAGATTGTTTATTTTTATTAGAACATACTAAAGCACCATTTTATCCACGTAGAGGATTTAAATCGATTCCTTTAGATTTAAAAGCTTATGATCAAGTAGGTGGATGGAAAAGCCACGCTTTTCGTATGAAAATTGGTGGTTTACCTTTGTATTCAAGTTTTAAGGATTCTTTAACAAAAGGAAGGTCATTTACAGCAGCTATAGACGAATTTTCTCCTAAAGGTCAAGGTATAGTAGATAATAGAATGTTAATTAGGTTAAAAGACCAAAATGAATATAATTCAACAGATGTAAAAGATGAACCAGATAATAACGTTACCGGAAATAATCCTGATACACCTATAATTTTACGTTCATCAGACTTTAATGCTGACGATCTACCAGGTCATGGGTTAGTTACATATGATAGTGATTATACCATTTATTGGGATCGTATGGGTGGAAGTTTTACAAAAATGGAAAAAGATATATTAGAAAATAATACAAAAATAGTTAGAGAAAGTGAAAGAAAAGAATTTAAAGAACAAGATAGAACAAAGAAATATCCACCAACAGGAAAACTCAATCTATTACAGCATTTTACAATATTTACAAATGATGAATTTGATAAATTGAAGACTATGAGTTCTAAAGAAATTGATAAATGTATTACGCAAATGTCGAAAATTATGAAAATTTATAATGATGAATTTGACGAAAATATTTATTATTTTGGTATAAAAACAGCTAGACTATTTGCTGCTGGATTTTTAGATACTGCTAAAATTAGTCTACTTATAGCAAGAATTAACAATACCCCAGGTGATTTAAAAAGACGATTAAAGATATTTTTAAGAAGTTTATATCTAAGATGGGTAAATTTTAGAAGTAGAGGACCAGCCGCAAACCACCCTACAGCAGCAAGACAATCCGACCCGGGTGTTCCACTAGATATAGATGAGGATGATGAAGCAGATATACAAGCTATTCTTGCAGATTTAAATCGCCGATCTGTGGAGGTAGCGGGAGAAGCACCAGCATCAGCACCAGCAGCATCAGCACCAGCAGCATCAGCACCAGCAGCATCAGCACCAGCAGCATCAGCAGCAGCAGCATCAGCACCAGCAGCATCAGCACCAGCAGCATCAGCACCAGCAGCATCAGCACCAGCAGAAGAAGCACCAGCATCTCCATCACCACCATCATCTCCAAGATCATCATCAGATGAAGATATAACGGCTGGTGTTTTAAGAACACTCAGAGAGGAGGACGATGAAGGAGGAGAAGCAACTCCAACAAGAAGTCCAATATCAAGTCCACAGCCTACTCCACAAGGCAGTCCACAGCCTAAATCTACTTCAGAAGCAGGACCTTCTAGTTCTAGTGAAGCAGGATTTACACCTTCTAGTGGTCAAAAATTAGCGACTAAAGATATAAAAGATATGACGGAAAAAGAAAGATTATTTAGAGCTTGGAAAGTAATAGATGAAATTATAAGTAAAGAAGAAAGTGATCAATTAGGCATTATAGAAGCAAAAAAGCGTATTGATGAATTATATAAAAAATATTCAAGATTAAATCGTGACAGTTTACTCAAACTACATGGTAAAGAATTTATGCGCAAACATTACGATCAGGGATTTGAAAGTTTAGAAACTAAAAAAAAATATTGGAATATATGTATAAGTATATTAAAACAAATAAAAGTACTTTTGGATAAATATAATTTAGAAGGTAAAAAGTTGATTGAAATCTTAAACAAATTTCTAGAACAAAAATCCAGCGTAACTACACTTGATGGTTATCCTGAATTTCCACCAGAATTTGTAGATTTATTAGATAGATATTTACGCCTAAGTATTCAAGCTAACGTTTTTGTATCTCTTTTAGGAGCACAAGAAGAAGGTAGTAAAGCTTTCAAAATTAAGGAGACAGTAAATATTATTCTTGATGCAGAAAAAGAGAAATTTAGTGGAGTAGGTTTATACCAGTTAATATATGGTTTAAGTAAGAAAGTATTAAATTTTGAAGACCACTGTGCAAATCTTTTTAAAGCAACAGGTAAACATATATGTATTTTAGATACTAAAGAAATAAAAAGAAACATGTTAGAGCATAATATGAGTCTTGGTGCTAGATATGATGATTTATTAGAATCAATTGAACGCGATGATAATTTTGATATTGATAAATTATTTGATCTTAATTCTACAGATTCTACCAGACCACAACCTGCAAAAACACCTGGTTTAAGACTAAGATTACCAACTTCTAAATCCTCTAGTAGTAAACAACGTTATTCACTTAATTATCCAGATACACCTTCTGCTAGACCTCCAATGAAAGCTGGACCCAGTAGTTCTAGAGCAGAACAATCAAGATTAGAAGCTGAAAGAGGTGAAATACAAGATACCCCAAGAGCAGTTCGTCCACTTCCTTCAAGAGCTAGACAAACATTTACTTTACGTGCACCTTCATCTTCATCAACACCTTTATCAGCATCTCCATCTCAATCTCCAATTCAATCTCCAATATCACAATCAGGGGGAAAAAAGAAAAGAAAAAATAAAACAAAAAAAAGAAAAAATAAAAGAAAAAGAAGAACAAATAAGAAAAATTTATTTTTCTATTTTAAATAAATACTAAGTTTATATAATTATAATATACTAATTATATAAATTATGAAATTAGAATTATTTATAGGAATAATAGTGCTAATTTTTGTAGCAAATATATATTTTGAAGGTAAAATTTTAGCAAAAATTAAATCATACAGCAAATATTATAAAATGGCTTTTATTGCTTTTGCGGGATTATGCATATATATTTATTTAAAACGATCTCCTCAAAATAGTAAAGAATTTTTTGCAAATGCAAATGGATATATTAAATATCTACCTGTTGATAGACAAACAACATCTATGTTGGCACCAATTATAGATTTTACAGGAAAAACAATAGGAGATTCAATAAATAGTAACTATAATCAAGTTAATCAAAATCCCTATAATAATTTAACAGCCCAACAAAGAAAAATTCTTAATGGTTCAAAATCAACAAAACGTTCTGTTAGTGAAACAAAAAAGAAATTTGTTGCTTCATCTCAAAACTGGCAGTGTAAACATTGTGGATGTAAACTACCAGCATGGTTCGAAGTAGATCATGTAACTAAATTAGAATATGGAGGTTCAAATAATGTAGATAATTTAGTAGCATTATGTAGAGATTGTCACGGTAAGAAAACTGCTCTTGAAAATTTATAAATAAATTATTTATTATTATATATAATATATTAATAATATAATCATGAGTTCTA